TTGATATCTATGAAATCTACTCAATTAAAAGTTAGTAGAAAATGGAACTCAATGATGATGGGTATTAAAATGCAAGGCAAAAATGGTTTGTTTACTCCGCCAACTTACAGCCACATTTATAAACTATCAACCGTTCAGATGTCTAATGACAAAGGAACATGGTTTGGTTGGGATGTAGCAAAGGAAAGTCCTGTTGAAGATAAAAACATCTATGACATGGCTAAAAACTTTGCAATAAGTGTAGGTAAAGGTGAGGTGGAAGCTAAGCCAGAATCACAAGAAGAACCAAAAAAACGATTCAAATTATAAATTCCTGGGAGGTGGGCGTCGAAGCTAGCGTGGAAACGCCCACTATAATTTATGAATATTGAAAATAAAGCACCAGTAACCTATGAGGATTGGTTAAATCTCAATAGGGTGATAATCCCTTGTGTGAAGGGAGTCCCTCGTATACCTAAGTATACACAAAAGGATTTTAAGATTGAGAAAGAAGAATGGAAAAGAGATTACGAAAAATCAGAGATAGCTTTAAGATTAGATGTTGATATTGATTTAGATGTAGATAATCCAATAGTAAAAGATTTTATACCGTACTATATAAAAAATTGTAGCGCCATATTTGGTAGAGCAGGTAATTTATCCAGTCACTATTTATGGACAAACGAAACTAAATTACCATTTAAACAGTTTAGATTACCAGATGAATTTAAAGAAGATTATAAAGACTATCCACATGGAGGTATGTTATGTGAACTACGAGCTGAGAAAGAAAGATACACAATAGTTCCTGGGTCTTTACATAGTAAATCAAAAACAAATGTTCAATGGGAAACATACGAAGGGATAAAACCCTATAAAGGTAATTTACTATCAGATGTAGGTAAAATAGCGTTAGCAGCTGCATTGGTTGTAATATATCCTACAGAGGGAGGCAGAGATGAATATTGCACAGCAATAGCTGGCATCTTGTGTAGTCATAGCGATTGGAGTGATGATGAAATAAATGATTTTATTTATAGAATTTGTGAGGCTGCAAATGATAACGAAAGAGAAAAACGAAAAGAAAAAGGAACGAGTTCAAGAAAGACAGATAAAAGATTTGGTATTAATAAAATTCATCAAATAACTGGTTACTCTCACGCTAATATTCAAAAACTTTTTAATTGGATAGGTTTATTTGAATCCATATCTACACAAATATCAAATGATATGATTGAAAAGATAGTAGAGTTTGGCGCAAATAGATATTACGTTCATTTAAATGTTCCAGAGCAAGATAAAATAATAAAAAGAAGAATAACAGTTCATGGTGAAGATTTAATAAACCAAAAAATTTTTTATGATAAAGCAATACATCAAGCAAAAGCATGGATGCCTAAATTAAAACCACACGAATATCAAGATATGATGGCCGCTAAATTTAGCGCTAGAGAATATTCAAAAGATTTTGTTGAAGAAGCAAACGAAGAATTTAAATTTAAAAGAATGTTTATTGATTACATAGAATCAAGAGGTTTGTTTACAGATAGAGAACAATTAGCTTTTTATCATCAACCATATTTTGACAATAAAAACAATACGATAGAGTTTAATTTAGATAGTTTTGAAAGAGAGTTAGCAAAACAAAAAATTAATATGGATAGAGTAGATTTAGTTATGAAATGCATAAATGTGCTAAAAGCAAAAAAGAAACACGGTAAATATAAAAATAAATCTTGTGTATCTTGGGTAATTCAAGGTGATAAAGCTGAAGAAAACACAATAATTTGGGAGGGAGAAGCAATTGAAATCGATGATGGAACAAATATTGAAGAATAATAAATTACCTTGGTGGGTATCAGGGCCTCCAGGCACTGGTAAAACTAGAGGTTTTATAAAAAGAAGATTTAAAAAATACTTAGACAAAGGCATATCTTGGGAAAGAATAGTTGTTCTTTCGCATACAGTTAATGCAGCAAAAGAAATACTAAAAGCCATTAAAGAAATACCAGAGATGAAAAATATTCCAGAGAATGCTTTAGAAGAACAAATATGCACTATACATTCTTATTTTAAAGCTGAGAGTAAGAAACGTGAAGTTTATGATTTGAAGCATCACAAAGAATTTTGTAAACAAAATAGTGATATGAGTCTCGTTAAAAATGGTAAATACAAACCACTTAAATGGGATAAACATCCTTTGTATACTTTTTGCTCTCGCCTTCATGGTAAAAGACAAACGCCACAAGAACATTGGACCACGGATCGTGCTTATTACTGTGATAGAGGTTATCACACATTAAACTCTTTACTTAGATTAAAATATAAATACGATCAATTTAAAGAAGTTAAAAAAGTAAAATACTTTGAGGACATGATTGAAGATTTTATAAAACACTCAAAGGCTCCAACAGACATAGATGTTTTAATAGTGGATGAAGCACAAGACTGCAACATACCACAAGTAGAGGCTCTTTTAAAAGCAGCAACAAACGTTGATGAAAATAATTTTTTCTTTGTTGGTGATAAAGATCAATCAATTTATGCATACTCAGGGGCTTTTAATGAATTTTTTACACACTTAGAAAAATATAGGTCTTATTCTTTTGAAGAAGACGAGGAACCCTTACAACAAGGTTATAGGTGTGGTGTAACTATAAATAAAATTTGTAAAAACATTATAGAACCTCAAAGAATGAAATTAGGACTTCCTGCTAAAATTTGGTTGCCCGCTAAACAAGGCTCTGAAATAATAATGGGTAACCATCATTACATACCAAGACTAAATGAAAACTGTAAAAATTTAGAAATGCTTTTAAATAAAATATTAAACACAAAAGAAACTTTTTTATTTACATACAGAGGTAACCCAACTGACGTTCACACTTCAGAATTTTTAAGAAAACACGGTATTGATTATAAAATTGTTTCGCAACCCCACCCTTTTATTACTAGAAAAATATTAAGGTGTTTTAATACTTGGCAAGATTTTTATGGAGACAAGGGCACTTCTTTAAAACAAATTAAAGAATATTGGACTTACCTACCAAGTAAAACATTTAAAGCTCACGGTAAAGGCAATGTAAAAGAAGCTTTTAAAAACGTAATAGATGGCACTTATAATATAAAACAATTACATGCTATGGGTTTTGTAGTTGATGAAGCTTTAGAATTTAAAAATTTTGACCTAGCTGTTAAAAAAAATGATGACACTCTAAAAATTAGAGAGCAGGTGTTATATATAAAAAAAGTTTTACGTAATCAAAACATTGAAGAGGAGCCAAGAGTTCAACACGATAATATACATAAAATCAAAGGTTTAACCTATGATAACGTCATTGTTAATTTATCTGTATATGTGCCAGAGGTAGACAAATTTGAACCACAAAGATTAGGGTACACGGCTTATAGTAGAGGTAGAGTAGATTGTTGGACCATTGGGTCTGATGTGTTTAATAAAAGAGATCCACAAACTAGTTTAGGAGCAATACAACATGACAGAGGAAGAATTTTTTCGATTCATTAAAAGAATGGAAAAGCAAGTTTGGGAAGATAATTTTCCTGAATATGAAAAGGAGGAAAACGATGACGAATAAAGATATATTTAAAGAAGTTACATATGATTCTTTAGAAAAACAAGTGGGTGGAAAGCATTACAAAAATTTTCGTATACAGCCTGCACAATTTATTAATGAAAATAAACTCTTGTTTGCGGAGGGTAATGCTATAAAATACATTTGTAGACATTCTGTCAAAGGAAAGGAAGAGGATATTAAAAAAGCAATTCATTATTTAGAAATGATATTGGAGAGAGATTATAATGTGTAATAAACCAGAAGATTTAAATTTAAATGGTGTAGATATTATAGCGATTGATTTAGAAACATACGATCCTAATTTAAAATCAAAAGGCACTGGTGCAATTAGACAAGATGGTTTTATAACTGGTGTAGCTGTTTGCACAAAAAATGAAACAGTTTATTTTCCATTACAACACTCAGACACGCAAAAGACAGAGGAGGAAAAAAAAGATTTTTGGGATAAATTTTTAGAAAAAGTTTTATTAAATAAAAAAATTACCAAGGTGTTTCATAACGCAATGTATGATGTCTGTTGGATTAGAGCTGTTACTGGTAAAATGATTGAAGGTAGAATAGTTGACACTATGATAGCTGCCTCTGTTATTGATGAAAATAGATTTAGATATTCTTTAGACTCTCTTGCAAAAGATTATTTAAAAGAATCTAAATATAAATACGATTTACAACAAAAAACTTTAGAATGGTCAGGTGGAACAGTCAAAGATCCAATGACTAACATGCATAAATTACCTGCAACTTTAGTAAAAGATTATGCAAAACAAGATGTTAATTTAACTTTTAAGTTATGGAAAAAATTTAATAAAAAATTAGACGAAGTATTATACATAAATGAAGATGGTGAGTCAAAGACTTGTAGAAAAATTTTTGAATTAGAAACAAAATTATTTTTATGTTTAGTTGAAATGAAATTTAAAGGAGTTAGAATAGATGTCCTAAAATTAAAAGGTTTTGGAGAAGAGTTAAAATTAAAAAGAGATAATATTTTAAAAGAAATAAAAAACCAAACAAATATAGATTTAAAAATTTGGGCAGCTAGTTCTATAAAAGATTTACTACAAAAAAGAAATATAACTGATTATAAAAAGACTCCAAAGTCAGGTATGCCTAGCTTACCAAAAGATTATTTAAGAACACACAAAGATGATTTATTAAGAAAAGTTGCTGAGGCAAGAGAGTATGATAAAGCAGCTAATACTTTTGTAGATGGACTTTTAGGTTTTGTTTATAAGGGTAGAATACACGCAGATATAAATCAAATTAGATCTGATTCTGGTGGAACAGTCACTGGTAGATTTTCAATGTCTAACCCAAACTTACAACAAATACCTGCAAAAGGTGAAATAGGTAAAAAAATGAGAGAGGTTTTTTTACCAGAGCCTGGACATACTTGGGGTAGTTTTGATTATTCACAACAAGAACCTAGAATAGTAGTTCACTATGCTTTGACACATAATTGTGCAGGAACAAGTCTATTAAAAAAACAATTTGATAACGACAAAGCAGACTTTCATCAAATAGTGGCAGACATGGCTAAAATATCAAGAAAACAAGCAAAAACCATTAATTTAGGCTTATTTTACGGCATGGGTAAAAATAAATTAAGGGCAGAGTTAGGTTTAGAAAAAGAGGGAGCTAAAAAATTATTCGACGAGTATCACAAAAAGGTGCCTTTTGTAAAAGAAATATCTGAAAAATTTATGGAGTTTTCTGAAGATGAAAAATTAATTTATACTTTAGAAGATAGATTTTGTAGATTTGATAGATATGAAAGCACAGATAAAAAGTGGATAGAAAATAAATGGCAAGAGTGGGATACAAGTAAAAGAGAATATGTTCCTGTAAAATTACTTACAGAAACAGAGGCTCGAGCTGAAACTGCTAAAAAATATAATAAATCACAAGAGAAAAAATTTGAAAATTTAAATAAAGAGGAACAGGATGTAGAATTTTCACAATATTTTGTTCCTGCTTTCACTTACAAAGCTTTAAATAGAATGGTTCAAGGATCAGCCGCAGACATGACAAAAAAAGCTATGGTATTATTATATGAAAAAGGTATCATACCTCATATACAAATTCATGATGAGCTTTGTGTATCGGTTAAAAATAATTTAGGTGATACAATAAAGGAAGTTATGGAAACAGCTGTGCCTCTTAAAATAAATAATAAAGTGGACTGCGCATATGGTTCAAGTTGGGGTGCAACAAGTGAGGAATAGACATGGCTTATTTAAATGCGAATATACCTGTAGAGTATGCACAGATCAGGAGAGAATATTTATATGACCTTAAAAAACATCATGGAGAAGTTGAAGACTGCATCATCTTTGGTGTTACATGTATTACTGGGCGCGCTTTATTATTTCATGCTATCATGGAAAACGGTGCAATATTTTATCGCCTGCCAATTAGCGCGTTTATTCAAAGAGGATTTAAACCAGATGACGTCCCCAAGAGACGACTTGATGAACTTCAGCTCTGGAACTCTTTTAGTTATTTTCCTGCTGTTACTAGTTGGGATATTTTAGAATCACAAGCAGGTAAATACATAGGAAAAGATAAAAAATGGCACCACGGTCGCTATTTATTTACTGTTGACTTTGCACATCCAGAGCCTAATATACTTGACACTGATCATTCTGAGATCCCGCACGAGCATAAGTGCGCACACGTATTGGCATTAAATGATGGCAACTACGCAGCACAACCTAACAACAGACTTATTTGGGACATACCATCGTTTACGGTGAAGGACCAAGTGCCTGATTGGAAGGTACAAACTAACTACTGGAACGTAGAAGATACACAACAGTGGCGAACCGAAGACACTGATAATTTCTTTTACGAGATGGAGGAGAAAAAAAATGATTAAAAAAATAAAAGATAAAGCTTTACACTATTGGGCTAATCATAAGATTGAGTCTATTGTGTTTGTAGTTTTAGTCATAGCACTAATAGTTAAATAATGAATTTAGTAGATCTGTTAAAGAAAAACATAGTAATGGTTCCTGTTGTAGCCTCTGTGCTAGTTGGAACATTCACGGGTGTAAAATACATCGTTAACTTAACAGATACTATCAACGCAAACCAAGCTCAAATAGAAAAACTACAGACTATGAGCATAGAAAATATCAACAGAGATATGCAAATGCTTACAGATAATATTAATACTGTTATTGCAAAACTAGAAAGAGCTGAGGGCACATGGGAGATGGCTGAAAATTTATACGAAGTTTTGGCTGATAAAGTTAGACAGATGGAGTATGACATCAAAGATCTTAACAGAGAGATAAATTATTAGGATGAATTATGGAGACTGCCAGGATGAATTACTATTTTACAGGTATTATTATTCTAATGTTAACAGCTCTAGCTTTTTGTGCAACTCCAGCATATCCTAGAAACGAATATCTTAATAATAGTGACAGATGTGGTGAGATAGATGTTTCTGTAGAACAAAGGGACTCAGAGTATAGACCTTATGATAATTCCTGGAGTAATAGAGACGACAATAGTATAAGACTCACATATAGAAAATACCTTGGCACAGATTGCAAAACTTCAAAAGAAAACATGCAGTTAAAACAACAACTTGAATTGATGAAGATGTGCAGCAAAGTAAATAGAAACCCCAGCCTTGCACAAAATAAAAACTTTGCATTATTAGTATCAAAGTGTAGAGGTGTAGTGCCACAAGCAGATGAAACAGAGGACATGCCTACAGGCAGCTTATGGGACGAATTAAAAGAGGAATATATTAAAGAAAACCCAGATTCCAAGACTTTAGATAACAACAGTACGTTGAAAATGCCACCAAAAGATTATATACTACCAAAACCAAAACCTAAAAATGAGTAAGAAACCACTAAACATATCTGAGGAGGCAGCCGTCCAGATGCCTATGAAAACGGTCGCCTCGCTGATCGTCATTGTAGCACTCGGCACTATGGGTTACTTTCAGATTATAGAACGTCTTAATGTTGCGGACACTCGTATACAAATTATGGAAAAAGATCTTGAAGAGAATACAGAGTTTAGAATTAAATGGCCACGTGGTCAACTAGGATCACTGCCCGCGGATTCTGAGCAATTCATGATGATCGAAGATCTTTACAAGACCACGGACAAGTTAAACAAACATATTGAGAATATGGCATTAAATAAAGTCAACATAGAGTTTTTAAGAAAACAAATGGA